TAACAACTCATAATATGAAGTACGATAGAATTGAGAAATTTAGAAACGCTTTATTAAACAAATAAAAATAAAATAAAATGGGATTTGATGTATCTGCATTAGCAAACTATACAAAAGAAAACGAAGCATTACTTGTTACTTCTTCTGTATTAGGTTCAAAAACTGCGTCTCTTATTAAGAGCGCTGGTAACGTTATGGTTGGCGTGAAGTCAAGCGAAAAAATCAACATTATGCAAACTGATGCTATCTTCCAAGATGGTGCTTCTTGCGGTTTTAACGCTTCTGGTTCTACAACTTTTACTCAACGTACTGTAACTCCAGGTAAAATTAAAGTTAACGAAGCTCTTTGCCCTAAAGATTTAGAAGCTAAGTATCTTCAGAAGGCTTTACCTACTGGTTCTTATTATGACTCTATTCCTTTTGAGCAAGAATATTCTGAAAAGAAAGCTAAAACTATTGCTGCTCAATTAGAAACTGCGCTATGGACTGGCGACACTTCAAGTGTTAATGTTAACCTTAACCGCTTCGATGGTCTTGTAAAATTAATCGGTGCTGCTTCAGGTGTTGTAGCTGCAAACGCTTCAACTTACATTAGTGGTGCTCCTTTATCAAGCATTACTGCTGCTAACGTAATTTCTATCTTTGATGGTGTTTACCAAGCAATCCCTGCACAAGTTGTAGCTGCTGAAGATATGACTATCTTCTGTGGTCAAGATTTATTCAGAACTTACACTGTTGCTCTTAAGAATAGCGGTTCTTTCAATTATCAAATTGATGTAAAAGCTGATAGCGAATTCGTATTACCAGGTACTACAATCAAAGTTATTGCAGTTGCAGGTCTTAACGGAACTAACAAAGTTTACGCTATGCGTTTGAGCAACTTGTTCTTAGGTACTGACTTATTGAACGAGGAAGAAAAATTCGAAATCTTTTACGCAAAAGAGGCGGACCAAGTGCGCTTTGTGAGCGAATTTAAGATGGGCGTGAACATCGCATTTCCAGACGAAGTAGTGAAGTTTATCCTTGCATAATTTATAGGGGGATTGAAATATATCCCCCTTTTTTTCAAACTAATTTAATTCAATAACAATGGCTTGTGCTTTAACTCAAAATTATACCTTAGATTGTAAAGACAGTTTAGGTGGAATTACTGAGGTTTATTTTATGGCAGCAGCAGATGTTACCTCAACTACCGAAGCAAGTGGTGTAATTACCGCTTTAGTAAAGGCAGCAGGTAAGAAGTTCTTTAAGTACGAACTTGTAAAAGGCACTTCTCAATTAGTTGAGAATGTTAATGCAAACGTACAAAATGGTACTATCTTTTACGCTCCAGAATTAACCATAGTATTAAACAAATTACAAGCGAACACAAGAAACGAAATCTTGTTGTTGGCTCAAAACACTTTAGTATCAGTTGCCAAAGATAACAATGGTAAATATTGGTACTTAGGAAAAACAAGAGGCTTAGACCTTACAGGCGGTAGCGCAGGTACAGGTACGGCAGAAGGCGATAGAAGTGGTTACACTTTAACCTTCACAGGTGCGGAAGCTGCCCTTGCTCCAGAGGTAAACTCTACTGTAGCAGCAGCACTTACTACCGCAGGTTCTTAGGTTGTTTTGGTTTTGTATATAGATGCCCTCGTCATTAATTTGACGGGGGTTTTTTATTTTGCAAAGTTTTGGCTCTTAGTATATTTATAGTTGATGATACAATTAACGAAAGGGCAAACCCAAAATATCATTTTGACACTAACCGAAAAGCAAACGCTTACTAATCCAAACTATCTATTTGTGTTTGAGAATAGAAGCACGAATATAGATGTTAAGTTTGTTAAGCTAAACAATACGGATATAAGCGCATACAAGGAACGTTACAACGAGTTTAGCATTGTAGTCAATAGCCACTTTAATACGAGTTTAAACGGGCAATATACCTACTCAGTTTACGAACAGGCAAGTACATCAAACCTTAATCCAACAGGCTTAAACCTGCTCGAAACGGGCATTATGGAACTATCTGGCACTACTATCTCATTCACGGAATACGAAACAACAAGCACATTCACAATTAGACAATAATGGAAATACAAGTATTGACATTTGCGGAAGCAAAGCAACCGGAATATAAAGAAAAGAAAGGCGAAGGTTATATGCAGTATGGTCAAAATAATGACTATCCGCAATACCTATTAGACCTTTTCAACAAGTCAGCCAAGCACAATGCTATCGTAAGAGGCAAAGTGAACTACATTGTTGGTAATGGTTGGGCAGGTGAGCAGCCTATTGTTAAGCAAGTTAATAGAGACGAAACTTTAAACGACCTAACTAAAAAGGTTGCTTTAGATATTGAACTATTTGGCGGTGCTTATATCCAAGTTATTTGGTCTGTAATGGGCGAACAAATCGCTGAATTATGGCATTGTGACTATACAAAGATTAGAACCAATAAAGACAACACGCAGTTCTGGTATAAAGAAGACTGGAAAGCTACACGCAACCAAGAGAAAGCAGAAGTTTACGCAGCGTTTAATCCTAAAAACCCTATTGGTGTTCAAATACTTTATGTAAAAGAATACAGACCGGGTATGAATGTTTATAGCTTACCGGGTTATTTCGGTGCTTTAAACTATATTGAAAGTGATGTAGAAGTAAGTAAGCACGTTTTGGGTAATGCTCAAACCGGGTTTTCTGCTAGTAAACTTATTACCTTACCAAACGGAGAGCCAAGCCCTGACGAGAAAAGAGCAGTAAGCAGACAGTTCGACAATATGTATACGGGTGCAGACGGCAAAAAGTATTTACTTGCTTTTGTAAACGATGCAACTCGTAAGCCTATTGTAGACGATTTGGGTGCGAGTGATTTAACTAAAGAAGATTTTGGTAGAGTAGATGAGTTAATACAAACTAACATATTTAGCGGTCACCAAATTACAAGTCCAGATTTGTTTGGTATTGCTACTCCGGGTCAATTAGGAAGCCGTCAGCAGATGCGTGATAGCTACGAGATATTTAATAACACTTATGTACGTTACAAGCAAATGCAATTAGAAGGTGTATTTAATATGCTTGGACAATATGCAGGTGTTACAGAAGAGTTAATGCTACAACCTACTGACCCAATCGGTATTGAGTTTAGCGAAAGTGTTATTTTACAAGTAGCACCTAAAGAATGGATATTAGAAAAGCTTGGTATTGACCCAACGCAATACGGGATACCTGCTGAAACAGAGCAGCCAATGGCAGCAAGTCCTTTAAATGTAAACGAGCATATTAAAGGTCTTAAAGGTCGTGAGTGGCAGAATATGCAGCGTATTATTAGAGAATTTAATAGAGGCAAGATAACAAGGGAACAAGCTACTGCTATGCTAAAGTCAGGATATGCTTTAACAGACGAAGAAGTAGCAACTTGGCTTGGTGCAGAAGAATTAGAATTTAGCGAAGAGGACTTTAAAGTTTTTTATGAGTTTGGTGATGACGAAGATAACTACAACGTATGGAGCGAAAAAACTAAGTTTATAGATAATCAATTTGAAGCGTTTGCAGATGTAACACAATTACAAAGCAACATTTTAGATTTGATTAGTAAGCAAAAGTATATTACTCCAGAAGTAATAGCAGAAACACTAAACACAGATGTAGGAAGTGTAAAGCGTGTAATAGATACTTTAATCGAAAAGGGTTTTATTAAAGCAACAGAAGTTAAGATAGGTAAAGGCATCGACCAAAACATTCAAGTAGAAAGGACTTTAACAAGACCTTTGAGCGAGATTGTAGAAGCTATGAAACCTCAGACAACTGAAATTTTAATACGCTATGGCTATAAATGGAAGTCAGGTTTTAACAATGCTGATATTAGAACAAGCAGACCTTTCTGTAAATACTTGATAGGTGCAAAGAAAGTTTATAGTATGTCTGAAATTCAAAGTATGAGTGCAAGACTTGGATATGATGTTTTTGCAAGAGCAGGTGGTTGGTATACACTACCGGGAACAAATACACATAGTCCAAGTTGCAGACACGAGTGGAAGTCAATGATAGTAACGAGAAAAAAATAAGAAATGAGCTTAAACACATTATTCATAAGCGTACAGAATATTAAAGACAGGTCTGGCTTACACGCTAACGTAGACGAAAAACTTGTATTGCCTGAGATTAAGACCGCACAAGATATGTATATCTTACCTGCGCTTGGTAGTGCTTTGTACAATCGACTTCAAGCAGGTATCACGGCAAACAACTTAAACGCTAACGAGGTAATATTATTAGACCAATACATAGCAGATACTTTGGTGCATTATGTACTTAGTGAATTGCCAATGGGTTTGTCTTATCAGTTCTATAACAAAGGCTTGTTAAGGAAGGGTGGCGAGAATACCGAGAACCCTTCAATGCAAGATATGATTGACGTAGCGAATAGATACAAAGCAAGAGCCGAGTTCTACAAGCAAAGAATGATTAAATACCTAAAAGAATATTCAACACTTTATCCTGAGTACCTTAATCCCGGAAGCGGCATTGATGCAATACACCCTGAGAATGATGCTTATACAACGAGCATTTGGTTAGGCGATTTCGATTGCTGCGCAGGTAAGAGCTTCGAGGAACTTTATCAAGGGAATAGAGGTTGTAGTGATTGCTAATTATGAGTAAAGTAACAACGATTAAAAACCAAAATAAACTGCGTGTTTATTTAGAAAAAATTAAGAATGAGCCTAACGTTAAACCAAATCGTCAAGCAAATAACGACACTCGGAAACGACCACGAACAAATTAACTTTGTTTACTTCGGAGATGTGTGGGAACGTTTGTCTAATGGCGAGGTTACTTACCCTGCTATGTTTTACACTTTAACAGGTGCAACTATAAACGCTAAAAATATTACTTATAATTTTAGCCTTTATTTTATGGACAGAATGTTAATGGAAGAAACAAACGAAACCGAAGTTCTTAGCGATATGACTTTAGTAGGTCAAGATATAGTTGCGCAGCTTAGATACCCTAAAGCAATTTGGGATATTGGCGATACTGCACCTTTGACTTACTTTACAGAAAGCGACCCTGACTATCTTGCAGGAGTTAAGATAGATATTACAATGGAATTACCTTACTTAAACGACAGATGCCAAGTGCCATCGATTTATACATACTAAGATGATAGGAAAAAAGATTAACCAATTAGCTACCGAGTTAGCACCTGCGAGTACCGATTTAACTATTATAGGCAACCCTACAACGGGAGTAAGTAAGAAGATTACACTTGAGCAATTAGGAGCAATATTTAGCGGTGCAGTTTCTTTTTATACTAATCTTGCAGCGTTTCCTAATCCGGGAACTATTAACGTTATATACTGCGCTAAAGACACAAAGAAACTTTACTTATGGAGTGGCACGGCTTATGTAGAAGTATTCCCTTCACAAGCTTTATTAGATACTTATCAGTTAAGAAGCGAAAAGGGTGTGAGTAATGGTTATGCTTCTTTGGATAGTGGCGGTAAAGTTCCTATAAGTCAGCTACCGAGTTCTATTATGGAATATAAAGGAACTTGGAACGCAGCGACTAACACACCTACACTTGCGAATGGTACGGGAGATACGGGCGATGTATTTTTGTGTAATGTAGCCGGGACAGTAAATTTTGGGGCGGGTCCGATTACTTTTGCGGTTGGCGATTATGTGATTTATTCAGGAACTATCTGGCAGCGTTCAAGTGGAGCGGTGGGTACAGTTACAAGCGTTGCTGCAACTATTACGGGTGATGCAATAGGCATAACAGGAAGTCCAGTAACAACAAGTGGAACTTTAGCTTTAGCGTTTGCAGGTAATAGCACTCAGTATGTAAACGGAGCAGGTAACTTAGTTACGTTTCCCGGAGTAATTAATGAAGCACAAAACTTAATTACTGAGGTTTATAACAAGACAGGAGCGACTTTAACAAAGGGAACAGTTGTTTATATCAATGGCGGTCAAGGTAACTTGCCAACAGTTACTAAGGCTTTAGCAACGGGCGATAGTACAAGCGCACAAACTTATGGAATAGTAAGAAACGATATTACAAATAACAATAACGGATATGTAGTGGTTGCAGGTCGCATAAGCGATTTAGATACTCAGGCCTTTACAGAAGGCACTCAACTTTATTTAAGTCCTACAACGGCAGGTACTTATACAAGTACAAAACCTTACGCACCTAATCACTTAGTGTATGTTGGTATCGTAGTAAGAGCGCACCCGACACAAGGAGTTGTAGAGGTTAAGATACAGAACGGATATGAAATGGACGAGTTACATAATGTAGCTGCACAAAGTCCAGATAACAACGATATTTTACAATACAAGACCGCAACAAGTTTATGGACTAAGGTTGCAGGTACAACTTCAAACATAGCAGAAGGAAGTAATTTATATTACACAGATGCTCGTAGTCGTGCAGCGTTAAGCTTTACGGCAGGTAGTGGTGCTTACAATTCTACAACGGGTGTTATTACTATTCCTACAAATACAAACCAATTAACTAACGGAGCAAACTATATTACACTTGCATCTTTAAGTGCAGGTGCAGGTATTAGCTATAATAACACAACGGGAGTAATTGCTTCTACTATTACACAATATACCGATGCTTTAGCAAGAGCTGCCATTAGCTTAACTACAACGGGAACAAGCGGAGCAGCTACATATAACAACACAACGGGAGTATTAAATATTCCGCAATACACAGACCAATTTGTAGGTACTGTAACTTCGGTTGCTGCTTTAACAATAGGAACTACGGGAACTGATTTGAGTTCAACTGTTGCTAATAGCACTACAACTCCTGTAATTACTTTAAATGTACCTACTGCAAGTGCAACTAATAGAGGTGCTTTAAGTAGTGCAGATTGGACTACGTTTAACAACAAGCAACCACAATTAAATGGAACAGGTTTTGTAAAAGCAAGTGGAACAACTATAAGCTATGATAACTCAACTTACTTAACAACAAGTTCTGCATCTTCTCTTTATTTACCATTAGCAGGTGGAACTTTAACAGGTGCTTTGGGTGGAACAAGTGCAAGTTTTACTGCAAATATGAATGCCGATGACTACAATATGGCAGGTTGGAAAATACTTGATTGGACAGGTAGTGTAGCGCAAATAGGTGGTATAGCTTCAAGTCAATGGAATCAACTTGAATTTTTTACAAGTGGTACATCTAAATTAATTTTAAATACTTCAGGCAATTTAGGATTAGGAGTTACACCGAGTGCGTGGTCAGTATATAGAGCGTTTCAATTAGGTACAGGAATAGCAGTAGGTGGTTTAATAGGAAGGACAGATGGTGTAAACGAAATTAACTTTGGACTGAATTGGACTTATACAGGAGGTGCTTCATTAACATATATAGCATCAAGTTTTGCTACAAATTACTACCAAAAAGAAGGCGCACATATTTGGCAAATTGCTCCTTCAGGAACGGCAGGTAACGCTATATCCTTTACCCAAGCAATGACGTTAAACGCTTCAGGTAATTTATCTTTGGGTAATACTGATAATACTTATTTATTTGATATGCAAAAAAATGGAGGCAATGCTTCTGTTGTGCAAAGAATTAAAAACATAGGTACAAACACAAATGACGATGCCCTTATATATTTTAGTACACAAGGTAGCAGAGATTTTAGTATTGGTTTAGATAGAAGTAGTGGTCTTTTTAATTTTACAGGTGGTGCTGCTGATGTTAGTTCAAATATTCGTTTATCTATTGATGCAATCACAGGAGCAGCTACATTCTCAAGTAGTGTAACGGCAACAGAGTTATATTTATCTACTTCAAATGGTTTAGTTGGAAACATCAACTCAAGCAATGCAAATGGTGGTTATTTAACTTGGCAAACAAGTGGAGCTGTTATTGCGGATATTGGAACTACTCAACAAATATTTGGAAGTGGTGGTAACGATACTTTTGGAATTAATGGTAGAGGTGCAAGAGCAATAGCTTTTGGTACTAACAACACCGAGAGAATGCGCATAACTTCGGTGGGTAACGTAGGTATAGGTACTCCAAGTCCTAACTTTATTCAGCAAATACATAAGTCAGATGGTGCAGCTTCTGTTACTCAATACACGAATGCAGATACAGGAAGTGCAAGTTCAAATGGTTTATTGTGTGGAATTGATAGCGGAGAAGATGGTTTGTTTTTTCATCAAGGTGCAAAGGCATTGAGATTTGGAACAAGCGATACCGAACGTATGCGCATAACAAGTGGGGGTAACGTGGAAATAAACACAGGCTCAATAAAGACAGGAGAACCAGACACGGGGTATGGCAGGGCAGCAATCAAGATAGGTGCAAGAAATACAGGGCAAGCGTTCAATTCAGGTGGTCACCTACCTGTAAACATTGACGGCACAATATACTTTATTAATGTTTATTCATCATTACCATAAAAATATAAAATGGCATTAGAAACAAAATGGGTTGTGGTTCAAATGGATACCGCACCTTCAGAAGACAAATTAACAGACGTAGTTAAAAGAGTACATTATCGTTACGAGGGTACAGACGAACAATACTTTGCAGATATTTACGGAGTATTGTCTTGCGAAACACCTTCGGAAACTGATTTTACTGCATACGAAGATTTAACTTATGAGCAAGTATGTACTTGGTTAGAAGCAGGTCTTAACGTAGAAGCTATGGACTTAAACTTAGCTACTCAAATTGAGAACCTAAAAAACCCACCAATCGTAAATTTACCTTTGCCGTTTAGCAATCCACAATTATCTTTACAAATAAAAAACAACGAAAATGAAGAACAAACAACTGCTCCAATTAGTGAGCAACCTTAATGCCGTTATCGGTAGCCAAGAAACTAAAACACAAAAGAAGCTCGTTAAAATTTACGAGAAGGTAAAGCAACATCACGAGGACTACCAAGCCGAAGTTGAAATCTTGCGTTTAGACAATGCGCAGACAGACGATAAGGACTGCTTACTATTAGATGACAAAGGAAATTATAAATTCTCTAAAGAAGGCATCAAGAAGCTGACTAAAGATATTGAAGCCTTAAATGATAAAGAATTTGACTTTGTAATAATTAACGTAGTCAATCCCAATGGCTTAGAGAATTTTACATTCTTAGAAGATTGGACTACTGGCATCGACTTTAACAAACAAGAAGAAGAAGAACTTTAATGGAAAATAACCACCAAGCAGACCAATCAACAATCGTATCATTAGTAAGCGCAACAATTAGCATTACAAGTATTCAACCACTATTCACATTGATTGCAAGTTTGGTGGCTATTGTTTCTGGCGGTATGGCTATTAGATACTATTGGAAAATGACCAAAAAACTAAAATGAGATTAATTCTTTTAGCCTTATTACTTACTTCGTGTGCTTCGGTAAAGAAGGCATCGGAGCGTTTAGATAGCACTGTTGTCAAAACTTTTGACTCGGTGCGTGTAGTCGTTTTAGATAGCGTAACTAAAATAGTAGAGAAAGAGGAGTATTTTACTAAGACCATTACTTACTACGATACTTTGTGGATTACTAAGGACAGTATGATAACTATTCCTAAGTACACCGAAACCTACACAAGAGGTACAAAAGAGAAACAAACGGATAGTAAGCAGACCAAGACGGACTCAATGGCTCTCAATCGCACAGAAAGTACCCAAATTTCGAAGATAACTAAAACTAAGGATAAGTCCTTCAGCGAATTTTATAAGGCTCTAATTGGTCTTATATTGATAATTACGCTAATCTTATTCTTTTGGAAACGTAAATAATATGGCAAAAGCAGCAAAAAGCGTAAGCGTATCGGCTAACCCGTTACCTATTTCATTCAAAGAGTTTAGCAAAAACCCTGTCGTGGGTATGTTATTTTTATGTATTTGCGGTATTAGTTACTTGTATATCGACAATGCAAAGCGTAACGAAAAGCAAGACGAAAAGATTGGTAGCTTGTATGAAATGGTGCGTAAGAGTGATAGCAGCAACGCAGCGAGTACGGCTCGTTTGGAAATGGCAGTAGACCTTAAGGCTCTAAAAAAGTTTAAGTAAATGCGTTATTTGATATTGATAGCTTTGATAGGTTGCGGAACTAAAGACGATAACCAAATCAAAGAGTTGCAAGACAAAGTAAAACAAAGCCAAGTGCAAAGTGAAGCGGTGCAGGGTGTGGCTTCTCAGGATAACAAGAAGGTAATTACGAAGACAGTAAAAACAATAGTTACCTTAAAGCAAGAAGTTAAAGAATTAAAATCAGAACTAAATGAAGTTAAGGCTAAATTGGACTCTGCTAATTCTGTCGATACTAATAGCACCAAGTTTATGCTTCGCCCAATACGTTAAGAAGATAGGTGGCGAGGACAAGATTATTATTAGCCGGTCAGAAGGCGAGAAAATTAACAACTCATTTGATAGCCTAACTAATTTAGTAAGCTACCAAAACAACAGAATAGATAGCTTAATCAAAGCTAATATTAAGACAAGGGATAGCCTTCGGATTGACTTACTTACCCTTAAAGATACCCTTACAATACGCAATAAAATATCAAACGATACGTTAAACGACTATCGTAATAGGTACTATAAAAACATAGCAATCTACGAGCAATACGAAAAGGATATGAACTTTGAATTAAAACTTCATAGGCTTAACTCAGTTCTGTTTGCTATGCTAACTTTATTTCTATACTCACAAATAAAATAAGATGCAATTAAACGACAAAGGTAAAGACCTAATTAAATTCTACGAAGGCTGCAAATTAGTAGCTTACAAATGTAGTGCTGCAAAAGATACAATTGGCTACGGGAATACTTTTTTTGAAGATGGTAAACCTGTAAAGCCTGGCGATAAGATTAGCCAAGAACGAGCAAATCAGTTATTTGAAATTATAGCTAAAGAGTTTGCTGATAAAGTTAAGCCTTTAATCAAAAGTACAGTTACACCTAATCAGTTTGCTGCCCTTACAAGCTTTGCCTATAACGCTGGTATTGGAAACCTAAAGAGTTCTACTTTATTAAAGAAAGTAAACGCTAACCCTAACGACACTTCTATTGCTTTAGAATTTGCTAAGTGGAACAAGGCAGGTGGGAAAGTATTAGCAGGACTTACAAGACGTAGAGAAGCAGAAACTAAATTATACTTCACACCTTAAATTAATATTATGAAATGGTTAGCCAATTTATTAGCAGACGAAAGAGGTAGCGTGTCTACAAAGAGAGTTATTGCTTTACTATCTGCTTTGTTTATCTGTGTTACCTTATTAGCTAATAGCTTCACGCATCAAGAGATTGCCCCTTCGGATAAACTTGTAGATGCCGTAATGGTTATTTGCATAGCTGCGATGGGTACTACTACAATAGATAAATTCAGCCAAAAATAAACAATGCTAAAATCAAAACGCAAACGACTATTCTTTGACATCGAAACCTCGCCCAATGTTGGCTTCTTCTGGAGCGCAGGTTATAAGCTTAATATAACTGCGGATAGCATTATACAAGAACGAGCAATCATTTGTATTTGCTATAAGTGGGAAGATGACAAACAAGTTTACTTCTTACAATGGGATAGTAAGCAAGACGATAAGAAGATGCTGCAAAAGTTTATCGAAGTAGCTAATACTGCATCGGAACTAATAGGACACAATGGCGATAAGTTTGACCTTGCTTGGATAAGAACACGCTGCTTGTTTCACAAAATACCAATGTTCCCTTCTTACGTTACTATCGATACGCTAAAGGTTGCAAGACAAAAGTTTCGTTTTAATAGCAACAAGCTTAATTACATAGCTGACTACTTAGGCATTGGCACTAAGATTAAAACAGAGTACAGTTTATGGAAAGACATCGTTTTGCATAAGGACAAAGTAGCTATGGCTAAAATGATTAAGTACTGCCAAAAAGATGTTGTTTTATTAGAGCAGGTATTCAACGCACTTAAAAATCACATCGAACCTAAAACGCATTACGGAGTTATATTCGGAGCGGATAGAGGCTCTTGCCCTGAATGTGGTAGCGACGAGTTAATTATAGTTAATAGAAGAACAAGTTCAACAGGAGTTAAGAAGATACAACTACAATGCAAAACTTGTAATAAAATGCACACCAAAACAGACAGATAATGGATAGTAAAATACTTAGCTTAGTTATTGAAGATATGCGCAGTCGTGAACAAGTAGGCAAGGTGAAGTATAACTGCACAATGGATAGAGAAGATTTAAGTACGGGCGAATGGATAACACATTTAAAGCAGGAATTACAAGATGCGATTTTATACCTTACTAAACTTGAACAGATACACAATGCGCCTCAAAAAGATATTTAGCTTTGGCAACATATTAGACCGAGATACCTACGAGCAACTAAGGGAATTAGATTACACGAACCCAAACTTTAAGGGTTGCGGTGACGAGTTCCAGTACAATCGTGAGTGGTGGGTTATGTTAGACGAAGGCGAGATAGTTGCTTATTGCGGTTCTATTTATAGCAAGGGCATTTGTATT